CCTCCATGGTACCACAGCACACGAGCGTCTCCTTGGAGTTCTTTGGCCGCGCCACGTAGCTGGGCACGAGGCCCAGCAGTGGACATTCGGCGCAGCAGTCGGGCTGCACCGGCGGCAGCTGTATCTGGACGATGTTGCGTTTCGGCATTGTGTGATTGACGATTTACGGATTTCTTTCTCCATTTAATTACGAAAGCGAGCAAAGCTCGAGTCCGATTTACGATTTTTCGCGGCGTGACGCACGAGCTCGTGGTCGTCGCTGTAGTCGCAGATGATGTGCTCGCCTTTCGTTATGTTGAAGAACGGGCAGTTGTTCTTGCAGATGGTACCACCGGCGGGCATAGGGTAGGCATGGCGGTCGGTTGGGAATTTCACCTCTGCACCATTCGGGCATCTTGTTCCGATTTCGATGATCATGATTTTAATTTTCTTTTAAGTGGTAAATAACGCTTTCAGTTGGTTAGGCCGTCAAAGGTGGTGGACCTGTTACGTGTTAGCCTCGCCTGTGTCGTTGGAAAAACGAGAATTTCAAAATGAAATATCTCGAAGCGAAGGAGGCGTAGGGGATTTCTGTGTTTTGGAAAACCCTAAACTTAAAGGCATGCCCCGAGGTCAGGTGGTCAGGCCTTGGCCGTTGGCGGTTGGCCCTTGGCATATCAGTCCCCACTCCCCTCGGGAGGGGCTGGGGGTGGGTTAAACTTCTTTGCCAGCCCGTCGGCCCATCGCTCCTGTCGTACCTTTGCCCGTTCGGCTGCCAGCTGCTTGGTGCCCTTGCCTGCTTCCTTGTGAATGCGGGCATGACAGGCATCGCACACGCTGACGAGGTTCGCCCAGTCGAACGCCCACCGCCGCATCTCATCCAGCGACGTGGAGTCCTCGATGGGGTGGCGATGGTGCACGGCGTGAGCCGGTGTCACGTAGCCTTCAGCCTGGCACACCTCGCACAGCGGGTTGGCCCGTAGCTTTTGCACGCGCAGCTCACGCCACTCGCGGCTGTTGTAGATCGCCGCCTTGTCTTTAGCTTGCTTGGGTGTCTTGCTCCGCCACATGGTTGCTGTCTTTTAGTCGTACACCTCCATCATTATGCTATCGACCAGCTCGCGCGTCTCCTGCCTGGTCATGCAATCCCGATGCTTGAAGATGGCGATGTAGCCGATGATGAGCACCACCGCAACGATGACGGTCAGCATGACCGACAGCGCGAAGTTGAATTTCTTTTCGTTGTCCATAGCTTAATAGGTTGAGGGTTGAATGGTTTGGTTGTGACCGCGCCGCTCGATCGTCTTCTCGCTTTGTTGGCAGAAGATGAGTTTGCGGCTCTCTATGTCTTGCGCTCGTGCCCGCTTCATGTGGCGGTTGAACTTGTCGTCGGGTACCAACTTGGTGGCCCTCGACTGCTTGATGTGTTCTAACAGTGTCATGATGTTTTGTTGTTTAATGTTACCATGCTACGCTTCGCTTTGCTCCGCTCTGCTTCGCTTGTCCGAGCCATGTTGTGATGTGTCCGTGCTTCGCTTTGCTGTGCTGCGCTTCGCTATGCTATGCTTCACTTCGCTCGGCTTCGCTTTGTTGTGATGTGTCTTTGCTATGCTAGGCTGAACTTAACCAGGCTCCGCTGAACTTCACTTTACCATGCTATGTTGTGATGTGTCCGTGCTTTGCTTTGCTGTGCTGCGCTGGGCTAGTCTCATCTTCGCTGGACTAAGCTGTGCTACGTTGTGATGTGCCCGTGCTTTACTCCGCTTCGCTAAACTTCGCTTCGCTCCGCTAGGCTTCGGTGTGCTTTGCTGGGCCAAGTTGTGATGTACCCGTGCTCGGCTTTGTATGGCTTCGCTCTGCTTTACTAGACTGTGCCCGACTTAACTTCAAGCTATTTCGATTTTATTTCTTCAATCTTGTAGCGGCCATAGCACTGACGGTAGGTGCCGATGCCATAGCGCAGGCCGGCGTTGGTCATGGCCAGCCACACCTCGCTCTTGTTGAGTTGCGACTCATCGAAGTGCAGCTCACCTTCGAGGCTCCACTCTGGGATGATCAGGCGGGCGGTCACCACCTTCGCCTTCATGATGCCGACGGGACGGATGTCTACGTAGGTCTCGCTGTGGTTCTCCCACAGTTCCTCGGGCGTGCAGCCGTTGGCGGCGAACTTCAGGATGCCATCGTTGAAGACGAACACGCTGCGCTGGAACTTCGCGCCCAGCTTGTTCTCCTTTGCGCCAGCCTCGAAACTCTTTGCTATCATGTTCGCGGGCAGAAAGTATTGGCCTTTGTTGTTGTAGTAACACGATGCCAGGAACTTCAGGTGGAATATTTCGTTCTGGTCGTCGTCGGTCTTGGTGCGCTTGCTCGTGAGTTCTTTCAGTGCCTTCGAGAACTCGTTCATGGGATTCACTGTTTGCGGGTTGTTGAGCATGATGGGGCATGTGCCAGTCATGCGGAATTTGATACTTTTCATTTTTTCGTTTTGTTTTAAGGATTATTAAATAGTAGTTCTCGTTATCGTTATCGTCTTCGTTATCGTTCACCACTCCTCCCCGAACGGCCTCCAGTCTTCAGGCTGATCCGACGTTTTGTCGTGTGAGCTGCGCTCGACCTCCTCGTCGGCCTGTTGTCGGTCTTCGTCGGTGAAGGTGATGCGCTGCTGCATGGTGTCAGGTGTGCGACGCTTGGTCTGCTTGGTGCGCTTCCCGTAGGCATAGGCGCGGCCATTGTCGGCGCGGTCGCCCATCTGTGGCAGCTCTGACTGGAAGTCGGCCTCGAGGTTCAGGATGGTCTGCGCGTCGCACAGGGTGGTCAGTGTCTCGCGTACCGACTCGCAACTCATGGCCTGGCCGATGTCGCGCAGCTGTCGGTAGAGTCCCGGCATGCTGACCTCGGCGACGCGCTCCAGTATGTCATCCACGCACAGCGTCATGCGGGCCTGCTCATCCATAAAGGGCTTGTCGATCATGGCGAGGCCGAAGCCCTGCCGCGCCCGTCCTTTCGCGCCTTCGCCCTCGTGCTGCTGGAGCACAAGGATAATTTGCGCCACGTCCATCTGTGCGCTGACGGCCGAGAAGTTGAACGCGTTGTTCCACGCAGCGTCCAGTTTCAGCATGTTCAGCAGCGTTTGCATCTCCACGGGCATGGGGCCGCTGGCCTTGGCCGTTTCGACGATGAACTGTAGGCACAGCGCCAGCAGGTGGTTGGCGTTCAGGTCGCCGCCTCGTGTCTGGGCGATGATGTTCAGCTGGCGTGCCAGCCATGTGGGCACCTTCACGCTCAACGTGACGGTCCCGTCGTTCGCATTGTTTTGGTTTCCTATCATGTCTCTTGTATTGGTTTAAGGTCCAGCCGGTCCATGAGTCGTTTGATGGCTGGGTCGTCCTGTATGGGGACGTGTGGCGGTGTGGCTTCGTTGATGATTCGGATCACCACGTCGGCCACGTCGGCCTTCTCGCCGTCGCCCTCGCGCCACCACTTCAGCACCGGCTCGGCGTTGATGTGCAGGCGGTCGTAGCGCAGGTTCTCGGCCTTGGCACGCCAGCGGTCTATGCCGTCTCGGTCAGGGTAGAGCACGATGCGCCGCTTCTGCTTGATGATCGGAGCCAGGCGCTCGCGGTTCAGCATCTCCAGTCCGCCGCATGCCATCCACACCTGCTGCGAGTGGTTACCGTAGGCGATGGCCATGATGAGGGCGGTCTTCTCACTCTCCACGATGTTCACTGTGGCGTGTGATCCGAAGCGGTCGAGCAGGTGCAGTCCGAACAGGGTGGGCTTGGCCTCCTGCTTGGTGTCATCGAACTGTGGCAGCCGCTTGTCGCGGAACAGTGCCGAGTGCACCCAGTCGAAGTTGTACGTGGCCGAGCGGTCGCGGTGGCCGTCTGGTCGGTACAGCATCATCTTGCCGGTGCGCACCTGCTGCTGCTCGTCGATCTGCCAGAAGATGGTCATGCCGTTGCGGCGGTTGGTGCCGACGTGGTAGTCGTTCAGCACTTGGTCAATTCGCTTGCGCTGCACGCCGTCCCAGCCGATGCCGGTGCGTAGCCATCGCACCAGGGTGTTCTGCTCGCGGTCACCATCGCGGCTGCTCACCATCGTCATGGGCAGCGTCAGCATGGGCAGTGGTGCAGGCTTCGGGCGGGGTGGTGGTGGGGTGTAGTTGAAGTCGTTCATGTCTGTCTCGATGTTATATTTCTTTCCCAGCCATCGGATGGCGTCTGGGAAGGTCAGCTTCTCGTGTTGCATCAGGAACTCGATGGGGCCTCCCTTCGCGTCGCACCTGAAGCACTTGAAGACGTTGCCCCGTGGGTACACCACGAAGCTGCCCAGGTGTTTGTCGTCATGGAACGGGCACAGGCCCAGGTAGCGGGCGCCGCTTTTCTTCAGTGCAACGAAGTCGCCCACCACGTCCACGATGTCGGCGGTGTCCTTGATGCGTTGGATCGTAAGTTCGTCGATTGTTGCCATAGTCTAAAAAATCTATCTCTGTAAAGCAATAACGCACGCGCGTGGCGGCTGTGTGGCGTTCCGTACCCCTTGCCCCGGTTCCCCTTCGGGGGGCATGGGGTCCGTAACCCGCGCAAACGGTGCACCTGGTTCACGGGGAGTTAAACCTTTAGGTTTAACCCTGATTTGGTTCACCGTTTTAGAAGGGCATGTCCTCGCCGATTTGCAACATGTAGTAGCCGTTGCGCTTCACACTTGACTCCTCGAGGAATTTCATGTTCAAAGCGACTTCGAGGTCGGCCTGCTGCTTGCTGTCGTTCTTTTGCCCTCCGATGTCGCCGAAGACTTTCTTCTTGACCTCCTTGCGAGTCATCGGCCACTCGTAGCGGCTTTCGGCTTCCCTGATCCATTCTCGAATGGAGGCAACGTCGTCGTATGCCTGCTCGGTGCTGGCTGTCTGTGCGTTCTGGTATATGCGAGGCACACCCAGCGCACCAGCTGCGTCGGTGATGTAGAACTTCCAGTCCTCCATATCCTTGCCGCGTGCGTCCTGTTGCTTCACCGTGAAGTTCACGCCGTTGTCGTCTTTCTTCTTGATTGATACCAGCGTGTCGGTGATCTTGTTGCCTAACTCGGTACCAAGGTGGCCGCGCATCTTGCTCTCGTCGTCGTTGCCTGGGCGTGGGTTCATGTGCAGCACGTTCCAGATGCAGATGTGCTGCTGTTCTGCCAGTGCCATGAGTTCGCCAACCAGAGCCGCGCT